ACCCGGTCAATGGTTTAGTTATGGTAACTATACATTTGAACATTGGAAAGCAGGTGATGTAACTACATTTAAATGGCAAGACGTTCCCCACTCAACAGCAAATGCAGGGCATCATCCTCGTATAACACTACAAGTTACAGGTGTTCGTACTGAAAAGTCTAAAGAGTTTATTAAGAAATTAAGAAAGTCTTAAGTTTGAAGACCATTATTATTTTTGACAACTTCATCTAATAGGTCTAATGGAGCACCCTCTAGTTTAGAATAGTAGAGTAATGCTTTTGTATCTTTAGGCAAACAATGCCCACCAAATCCAAACTGACCATCTGGTCCTGGTACTTGCATATGACTATCACCGACTCTTGGGTCACGTTTCAACATATCTGTAAACTGTTCCCATGATGTTTCGGCATGACTTGATTGATGCAAATGAAACAACTCATTAAAGAATGATACTTTCGTTGCTAACCAACTGTTGATTGTGTATTTAATTAGACTTGCTGATGTCAAATCTGTCTTAAATGTGGGTACAATTTTAACTTTGCTGTAATGAATGTATGCTTGTTCTACTTCTATACAATCATGTAACTCTCCGCCTAGTATCTGCATGTTAGGATTAATGAAGTCCTGTAGACTGTTTGCTTCAGTTAAAAACTCAGGGTTATATACTAGTCGTAATTTCTTATAAAGTGTCTTAAACTGCTTTAGATGATGCGGAGTGATAGTGGATTTGACAACTACTACACCTTTGTATTCTAATTCATTTAGTTCTTGTAACACCGTACGTGCTATACTAGTATCTACATCTAAATGTGTATCTTGCTGTGGAGTAGGAACACATACAAATACAATCTCAGTATCTGCCAAGTCTTCAAGTTTGTTATCTGTAAACTTTGGGTCTACTATCACTTGTTCAGTGTCTACACTAAAGCCATGACTGACTGCTGAACCAACAAATCCTTTACCGATAATGCCTAACTTCATACATTGCCTTTAATTTTCTCTACAAGATATTCTTGTTCGTAGTTTGGATCACCATGATATTCAGGAGCCTTTGCAATTGCTTGATCTACTCGCATTTTAATTTGCCAAAGTTTCTTCTTCATATCAGAACCTGTATAACCGCAGTTACGAGGATTATTCATCTCATACTCTAGTTCCCAGATTATGTGTAATGCTTTTTCTACTTCAGGTAATATCATGTTTCTATTGTAATATTTAATGCGATACAAGTCAAGCAAAACATTTCCCAAAAGCATTTTATGATAAATAATAACATGAGAGCAAAAGACTTTATCACAGAATCCCCGCTAAAAGACTTAGAGAATAGACTACCTAAGATTAAAAGTGACCAGTACAATGTCGATGAAAAAGGTAAACTTTATCATAACGCAAAAGCGGCTGGCAGGCAAAATCATAAAGCACGACAAGAACTAACTGCATCTGATCAAATGTTTGATGATGGGTTAAGCATCGAAGACGAAGCACAGAAAGGTGCTGAATGGATGGGCAAACGTTTAAAGATTGAAAATATGCCTAAGATTGTAGTTAGTTATGACACTGAAGAAGCACAAGAAGGTCATCACACAGGCAAACATGTAATGGGTTCTGATGAAATTTGGGTCTATGGTAATAGAAACTTAATTGATATTATGCGAACTGTGTTCCATGAACTTGTGCATATTCGCCAAGGGGAAAAGGATTTAATAAAAGCCGGAGATAGTTATCCAGGATCACCAATAGAAGCGGCCGCTGATATGGTTGCTGGGAAGTATATTAAAATCTATGGCAAAGAGAATCCACACATATTTCAGTAAGTTCACTGAACACCCTCACTCCCTCGGCGAGACTTATTTCGCCCATTTCAAAAACGCCTTGACCTATGGTGTCCTTATGATCTTAACTGGCATAGCAGTCCTCATTCATGCTGTATTCCCTTTTGTATTCGTTAACACAGGCAGTGACCTAGCGAAATCTATCTGCAAAGATATCGACAAAAGAAACGGGTAAACTGTCCAAAAAAAAGATTGACTCCTGTCTCAGAGTACTATATACTATGCAGACAAACTAAAATTTATAGGAGTAATTATGTCCGGAGCAAAATACTTTAACCCTGAGCAGGTTAATAAACTGAAGCAATTAGTAAACGAAGGTATGGCAGTAATGCATGAAGTAGAGACACTTAATGGTGGACTCAACGATACTGTAAAAGCAATTGCAGAAGAACTTGAAATCAAACCTGGTATTCTAAAAAAAGCAATCAGAATTGCACACAAAAGCAAATTAACTGATACGAATGCTGACCATGAGCAACTAAACGATATATTGGAGACAGTTGGTAGAACTATTTAATGTCGTATATTGATGCAATCCATGATAAAACTGCGGATAGAATCTGTGTTGTAGAGAGAACGCCTGAAGGAAATAGGGAATTCAAAGAATACCCTACGAACTACGTATTGTATTACGAAGATTCTAAAGGTAAACATCGTTCTTTATATAACACTTCTGTCACTAAGTTTTCCTCACGCAAACAAAGTGAATTTGAGAAAGAGAAAAGAATTCATTCAAATAGACGTTTGTTTGAGAGTGATGTGCCAATAGTATTTCGATGTCTAAGTGAGAACTATCTAAAAATCGATGCTCCGAAACTGCATACATGTTTCTTTGATATCGAGGTAGACTTTGACCCTGCAAAAGGATTCTCTCCTCCGAGTGATCCTTTTAATCCTGTAACTGCTGTCAGTTTATACTTAGACTGGCTCGATCAACTAGTTTGTCTAGCAGTTCCGCCTTCTCATATGACGTATGAGACTGCACAAGAAGCAATCAAAGACTTCCCTGACACAATGTTGTTTAGAACAGAGAAAGAATTGTTTGATGTATTCTTTACTTTGATCGAAGATGCAGATGTGTTGTCAGGTTGGAACTCAGAAGGATATGATATTCCGTATATGGTCAATCGTGTTACACGTGTGATGTCTAAAGACGATACTCGTAAGTTCTGTCTATTAGGTCAATATCCTAAGAAAAGAACATATGAAAGGTTCGGTAAGGAAGAAGAAACGTTTGACTTAGTAGGTCGTATTCATTTAGATTATCTTGCACTCTATAAGAAGTATAATTATGAATCTCGTCATAGTTATAAACTAGATGCAATTGGTGAAATGGAAGTCGGTGAAAAGAAGACTGAGTATGAAGGATCACTCGATCAGTTGTATAACAAAGACTTCAAAACGTTTATCGAATACAACAGACAGGACACTTTACTACTCAAAAAACTAGATGATAAATTGCAGTTTATTGAACTTGCTAATCAGATGGCGCATGAGAATACTGTATTACTTCCGACTGTCATGGGTTCAGTGGCTATGATTGAAATGGCTATTATGAACGAAGCACATGAACGTGGTGTTGTTGTGCCTAACAAGATTAGACAAAACATCAATACAGTTAGTGAAGGCACAGCGGCAGGTGCTTATGTTATGACTCCGAAGAAAGGGTTGCATGACTGGATAGGTTCTGTCGATATCAACTCTCTGTATCCTTCAGTGATACGAGCATTGAATATGGCGCCTGAAACAATTGTTGGTCAAGTAAAACATACATTGACTGAGCAGTATATGCAAGAAAAAGGACTAGAACTTGCTAAGAAGAAATCTCGTTACAAGAAAGGTGATGCATCAGTAGAAGGTCCTATCTTATGGGAAGGACTATTTGGCTCACTTGAGTATACTGCAATTCAGAATCAGGAACGTGGTACAATGCTAACAGTTGATTTTGAAGATGGGAGTTCAGAAGAGAAGAGTGCGGCTGAAGTATGGAAGTGGATTTATGATTCAAATAATCCTTTCATTCTTAGTGCTAATGGCACAATCTTTAGATCAGATGTTGAGGGTGTGATTCCCGGACTGTTGTCTAAATGGTATTCTGATCGTAAGATTATGCAGGGCAAACTCAGAGAGGCTAAAACAAAAGAAGACATTGAGTATTGGGACAAGAGACAGTTAGTTCGTAAGATTCTACTAAACTCAGCATATGGCGCACTTTTGAATGAGCATTGTCGTTTCTATGATAAACGTATAGGACAGTCTGTAACATTGACTGGTCGTAGTGTTACAAAACATATGTCAGCATATATCAATGAGATAATGACTGGGGTATATGATCATACAGGCGATTCGATGGTCTATGGTGATACTGACTCATGTTATTTCTCTGCATGGCCTATGTTGAAAGATGAACTTCCCGCAGACATGACACTAGAAGACAAGAAGCAAACGTTTATTGATTTGTATGAAAGTATGTCTGATCAATGTAATATATCTTTCCCTGGTTTTATGGAAACAGCATTTCATTGTCCGCGTGAAAAAGGTGAGATAATCAAAGGCGGTAGAGAAGTTTGTGGGGACAGAGGATTGTTCATCACTAAGAAAAGATATGCAATTAATATTTATGACAATGAAGGCAAACGTACTGATGCTAATGGTGCAATGAAAGTTAAAGCAATGGGACTCGATCTCAAACGAGCAGATACTCCTAAGTATATACAAGACTTTTTGATGGAAGTGTTAGAAATGGCTCTTGGTGGTAAAAGCCGTGAGGACATTATCGAAAAGATCAAAGAGTTTAAACTTCACTTAGGTGACAAAGATTCTTGGACAAAAGGTTCTCCTAAGGGTGTAAACAAGTTAACTCATTACACTCAGTTAGAGAAAAAGTCTAAAACTGGTCGAGCAAACATGCCTGGTCACGTGAGGGCGGCAATGAATTGGAACACACTCAAACGTGTTCATGGTGACAACTACTCAATGGAGATCATGGATGGCTTTAAAGTCGTAGTATGTAAACTAAAGACTAATGCTCTTGGATATACAAGTATTGCATATCCTACTGATCAACTTAGATTGCCTCAATGGTTCAAAGAACTGCCGTTCGATGATAATTTAATGGAGTCTACACTCGTAGATGAAAAGATCAGCAACTTACTCGGAGTTCTTAAATGGGATTTAAGAGCAAACACAGACACTAATTCAACATTTGATGAATTGTTTAGTTTCGGGTAAACAGTTGTCCAAAACAATTGCAATGTGTAATAAAACCAGATATAATACACACTATATCTACCTAAATACTTTAAAGAGGAAAATAAATGAAAGATAATTTACAAGATTTGATCGAATATACATTCGGCTTAGGCATCATTGATCTAGTTAAGATTGATGGTACTGCTACAGAGACAGAGGTCAATGCGATTGCAGATGATAAGTCTGTTATTGTAAGTGGTAAAACAAAGACGCCTGTTGCTGATTTCATCGGTACATTCGGTATGCCTAATCTAGGCAAACTCAAAACGATTCTAAGTTTTGATGATTATGATGAGAATTCTACTATTAGTATGACTCATAAGCAAGTTGATGGCGTTGATGTGCCACAAGCAATTCACTTTGCTACTAAGAACAATGACTTTATTAATGACTATCGTTTGATGTCAAAAGCACTTATTGAAGAAAAAGTAAGAAATGTCACGTTTAAAGGTGCTCAATGGGACGTTGAATTTGAACCTACAATCGCAGGTATTTTACGTCTGAAGAAACAAGCACAAGCAAACTCAGAAGAGTTAAACTTTACAACTAAGACAGATGGTGGCGATCTTAAAATCTTCTTTGGTGAGCCGTCAACTCACTCAGGCAACTTTGTCTTTCAACCTTCTGTAACTGGAACGTTGAGTAGAACATGGCAATGGCCTGTTAAAGTATTCTTGTCAATCATGGATCTGCCAGGTGACAAGACTGTGCGTATCTCTGATCAAGGGGCGGCACAAATCACAGTAGACAGTGGTTATACTGTTTACGAATATCTATTACCAGCACAAGCGAAGTAAAAATTATGGCAGAGCAAGTAAATCTTTCAGCCGAACACAAAGACGATTGGGCGTTATTCTTGCCTGCTGTTAGCAGTTTCTTTATCGCTGGATTAGGTAGACAACGTAAAGGAATGGATTATTTCCCTGAAGAACGTATTCCTGCAGGACTAAATGGAGACGTAGAATGTTTAAACTTTTTAAACTCTAAACAAGGACTGTATAACTACAAATGGGGGTTATACTCTGCGGGCCACGCAGACCTAGACATCACTAGCGACAATCCTAATGAGTCTATCATCAGAGAACGTGAAGAAGGAACTTTCATGTTAGGAGATTCTGGTGGTTTTCAAATTATGAAAGGTCAGTGGCCCGCCGACTGGAAGGATCCTAATTGCCCTAAAGCAATGAAACAACGTAAGAAAGTTTTGTCTTGGATGGACGAATACATGGATTATGGTATGTGTTTAGATATTCCTTCAATGATATTGATGAAGACAGACTTAGTTGATAAGCATGGCATCACAACTATTGAAGAGTGTAAAATTGCTACGCATATTAATAACGATTACTTCATTCATCATCGAAGTGGTGCTTGTAAGTTCTTAAATGTACTTCAAGGTCAAACTCATAAACAATCAGATGAATGGTATGAAGAATTCAAAATGTATGCTGACCCTGCTGTTTACCCAGATAATCATTTCAATGGTTGGGCATTCGGTGGTCAGAACAAAATTGATATTCATTTGATGCTAAGAAGAATCGTCTTCCTTATCCATGATGGACTATTAGGAGAAGGTAAACATGATTTACTTCATTGTCTTGGTACATCTATCTTAGAGTATGCAGTATTGTTTACTGACATTCAAAAAGCAGTAAGAAAGTATCACAATCCGAACTTTATGATTACATTCGATTGTGCATCTCCTTTCTTTGGGGCGGCTAAAGGACTAGCATATAACAACTCAACATTTGAGCATAATACTAAATGGACTTACTCTATGGAGAAGACTGCTGAGAACAAAGACTATGCAGATGATTCACGTCCTTATATTGATGCAGTCTTGCAAGACGGTATACATGAGAAGTTTACTGACTCCCCTATTACAAAAGCACTAGTATTAAAAGACTTGTGTTATAGAGGACATGGCTTCTTAGGTCAACATGGTAAAGAAACAAAGACTAGTTGGGACACGTTGAGTTATACTCTTCTTCAAGCACATAATGTTTATCAACATATGTTTTCTGTGCAAGAAGCAAACAGAAAATATGAATCAGGTGTTATACCTGCAATGTTGATGAACGAAACATTTGAACGTGTTACTTTCAGTGACCTAGTTGATGAAATATTTAGTCTACAAGATAAACAAAAAAGTTTAGATTTGATTGATCAACACAGTAAGTTTTGGATGCAAATCAAAGCAGGGAGTTCAGGCTACTCAGGGAAGAGAGCCGTTAATGCTAACACAATGTTTGATGAATTATTTTCAGTAGCAGAAGAACCTGCAGTAAATACAGATGAAGAATTAGAAGATAGTGATGAACTAATGCAGGCTATAGATGAATGAAAATAATATGTGTCGCCTCTTATTGTGCGGGCGGACTCATGTGCGATTTACTGAACGAGAGAAGAAGTCCATTTACAGCATCAATAGTACAAACTAGATTCAATCATGTCCTTAAATCACCTCTCACCAATGGATGGAACGGAAACAATGAAGAAGTCCCTTATCTTATCTTGCCAATACATGAAAAGCAATGGCTAGATTTAACAACTAACTTAATAAGCAAAGAATGGACACAGGGAAATTGGTTTGCACATCATCAACCAGTTTCGATTATTCCTAATATAGAGGACTTTGAAGAAGTCATTCATGTAACAGTCACTACAATGAAAAGTAGATGGTTACGATTTTTAAGACATTACTGGTTAGAGGTTAATCGTCAGAAAATGATACAAGATCACGCATTAGATACAGTAAAGGATATGATCAATATTATCAAGTATGATCCTTCATGGTTACCAAGTGAAGATGAGAGGGTGACAAATGTTGAGTTTGAAGATATTGTAAGTGGAGTCTGGAGTAAAAATAACAAGCATGACTTAGGTCATCTAAATAATTGGAAGAAGAAGAACAATTTTATACTAGATGATTTTGAACAAGATGCGAAGTTGATTGAACTATGGGAAACGCAAGAATATTATCGAATTGATCCTAGTTGGGCAGATGTAAGAAATCCTCAACATGAAATTTGGGAAAAGCAAACTATTAAAAGAATGAATGACTATTATGAATCTGGGCAAATTAATGCTTGACTTTACTAACAAAATCAAGTATTATTACTAATGATAGAGATATTGTTATGGAGTCTTATAATTGTTACATGGCTATCGTATGGTATGCATGTAATTAAAGAGTACATAAGACATCATGTTAAATAGGAAAACAAAATGAGTGTAGAACCGATGATTAAAAAGCCGAGTTTATTTAGAAGAACTGTAATGAGTCTTGTAAGTGGTTGGAGACGTGTAATGGATGTGAGATACAATCCATTAAAGTATATTCCAGATCCTAGTTTACAAACATACTTTATGTTAGTGCTGTTTACTGTATGGAGTGTGTGGTTTGGATTCTTAGCAACTGACTACTTAGGTGTAGTTAATTATCACACAGTAGGTAGCATCTTTATTCACGTAGCAATTTTACTACCACTAGCAATGACTAATGCAATCTTTATTGATGCAGAACGTGATGGGCATAATTGGTTGAAAGAATGGAAAGAAGAACAAAGCAGATATAAGTTAGTAGTCAACAGACTGAAAACTAAAAATTTAACACTATGGGATCCAAGTAAGGAAGCATAATGAGAAGTATATGGGTAACATTTAGCAAAGAGGGTATTCACAAGTATCCTGGTGCTGATACAGATCCTAAGTTAGCAACTGGCGACTGGGACGATGTATCGTTTTTAGGTTATCCTCACAGACATATATTTCATTTTAAAGTATGGATTGAAGTCTTCCATGACGATAGGGATATCGAATTCATACAGTTTAAAAGATGGTTAGAACGTTTGTATGCAGAAGTAGAAAGCAGTACAAGTGTATTACAACTTAATCATAAGAGTTGTGAAATGATCGCAGACGATTTGGCATTAGAAATACAAACAAAGTATCCGAATCGTTACATTAAAATTTCAGTAGCCGAGGACAATGAAAACGGTTGCGAAATGGACTATCCGAATGACTCGGATATTAACTAAAACGGTAATATGAGAATAGAAGGAATATTACAATGTCACGTAAGTTTAATGCTTCAAAAGTGTTTGAGGACCTGGAGGCTTATCAAGCCTTCTGTACAGAGTATGGATACGTATATGATCCTAAAACACTGTACCAAAAGAGTAGTCGCATTTGGCGACTATACAGTCAACGTTATATGGCAGACAAACCTGTCAGGGATATGTGGGAAATAGATGGCAAAAAATACAAAAACAACCGACGTAGGTAAAAAGGTGACTAAGAAAACGCCTGCTAAAAAGAAGGCGCCAGTAAAAGCAAAAGCCAAGACACCTATCAAGTCTAAAAGTGGACCTAAAGTTAAAGGAACAACTAAGAAGATAGAACCAAGTTTCGTGCCTCAACCTAAAGAGACAAAAGAACATGGTGTAGTAGTTCTAATAACTGGAGGATTCGATCCTTTACACAGTGGGCATTTAGAGTACATTGAAGCCGCAAAAGAATTAGGTAAAAATGATTCTTGGTTTGGTAGCAAAGTAGTTGTTGGTGTTAACAGTGATGAATGGTTAACTAGAAAGAAAGGCAAAGCGTTTATGCCTGTAGAAGAACGAGTTAAACTTCTATTAGCAATGCGTAATGTTGATCAAGTTATAACGTTTAATGACGATGATGATTCTAGTTCAAATGCTATTCACATTACACGTCAACTATTTCCGAATGAACATATTATCTTTGCTAATGGTGGAGACAGAACATTATCTAACATCAAAGAAATGGGTTTTGTAGATAAAAACTTGTCTTTTGTATTTGGAGTAGGCGGTGAAAAAACACAGTCAAGTTCTGATATTCTAGCAAATTGGTACACTCAAGGTACTAAGCCAAAGACTGAACGTGATTGGGGTTACTATCGTGTATTACATGAGTGGGATAATCTTACTAAACTGAAAGAACTGACAGTTAATCCTGGTGCATCATTGAGTATGCAAAGGCATGAAAGTAGATCAGAATTTTGGTTTGTTGCTGAAGGTATTGCAAGTGTTTATACAGTTGCATTTCCTAATGATGCTAAACGTGATGTAGGAGATATACTTGTAGGCAGATTTAATCAACATGAGTCAACATGGATAAACGTAGGCGAGTGGCATCAGTTAGTAAACAGAGAAAACATTCCTTTAAAACTGATAGAGATTCAATATGGTACAGATTGTATTGAAGAAGATATCGAAAGAGTATTCAGAAACCTTAAAACTTAGAGACAATTATGTTAATTTATGTACCCTTAGAACACATTGAAGGACGATACACAGTTCATATGGACCGTGACATCGAAGCATATTTAAATACACGAGACATCGAGTATGTCAAAGTAATGCCTACTACAGAGACTCCTCCTCTTCCTGAGGGACAGTTTTTGAATGCGGCATTTACTAGTAAGTTCAAAGCAATGCAAATAGCAGAAATCTCTGCGATGTTTGAGTCTGGTAAAATCAATGATGGTGATACTATATTCTTTAGTGACATATGGTTTCCTGGTATTGAAAGTATTGCGTACATGAAATATTTTACAAAAAAAGATGTAAAGATTACAGGCATCATTCATGCTGGTAGTTTTACTGATACTGATTTTGTAAGAGACATGGAGCGTTGGGCTAAGAACTTTGAAGACATTATCTTTGATATAAGTGACACTATCTATTGTGCTAGTAATTTTATCAAAGAAGATATCATCAGAAAGAGAATAGTTGATCCTAATAAGTTAGTAGTATCAGGATTGCCTGTAGACTATTCAGGATTAGATTATCATAAAGGACAAACTAAAGAAAACATAGTTATCTTTAATGGTAGACTATGTGACGAAAAGCAACCTTGGTTATTTGATGAACTAGAAAAACAAGTCAATGAAAAAACTAATGGCAATCTCAATGCTAGATTTGTTAAAACACAAGAAGAAAATCTTTCTAAAGGAGAATACTACTCATTACTTGGCAAAAGCAAAGCAATCGTAAGTTATGCTTTACAAGAAAACTTTGGCTTTGGTGTTGCAGAAGCAGTCTATCTAGGTTGCAAACCTGTATTGCCTAATAGATTAGTATATCCTGAATTATATCCAAACACAAGACTTTTCGATAGATTTGATGAAAGTGTAGATATGGTAATTGAAGCATTAATATCAGACATGGTGATATCACAGGTAGTAGCAGAGCCTAATGATGTCTTTAATATTTGGTTTTCACAAGAGGCAAACAATTAATGAGAATAGAATCTGAAGTTAAATTAGATTTCTCAGACGTACTTATTAGACCCAAAAGATCAACATTAGGATCACGCAAAGAAGTAGATTTATTTCGTAATTATAGATTTAGAAACAGTGAAGCAGGATATGGTGGAGTGCCTATCATGGCATCTAACATGGATGGTGTTGGTACATTTAAAATGGCTGATGCACTTTTAAAACAAGGATTGTTTACATGCTTAGTTAAAACATATTCTGCATCTGATTTACTAGAATACTTTAGTAATGGCTCTAAAAGACGAGAACATGTGGCAATGTCTATTGGTATTGCTGAACAAGATTTAGAAAAACTTGATCGTGTAATGGGAGCATGTCCTGTCAAGTATCTCTGTATTGATGTTGCTAACGGGTACTCAGAAAGATTTGCTACAATCGTAGAACAAATTAGAAACAAATACGAAGAACTTATCATCATTGCAGGTAATGTAGTGACAGGTGAAATGACAGAGGAGTTAATATTAAGTGGAGCAGATATCGTTAAAGTGGGTATTGGGCCTGGTAGTGTTTGTACTACTCGCATTAAGACTGGCGTTGGATATCCTCAACTCTCGGCGATCATTGAATGTGCCGATGCCGCTCACGGTCTTGGTGGACACATCATTGCTGACGGGGGTTGTTCAAGTGCTGGAGATGTAGCAAAAGCATTTGGTGCTGGAGCAGACTTTATTATGCTTGGTGGCATGATGGCAGGACATGATGAAGGTGGAGGAGAAGTTGTTGATGGTAACGTTCAGTTCTATGGCATGAGTAGTGATACTGCTAATACTAAACACTTTGGTGGACTTAAAGAATATAGAAGTTCTGAAGGTAGAACTGTAAAGATTCCATATAAAGGTGCGATTAAAGATACTGTCCAAGACATCTTAGGGGGCATTAGAAGCGCCTGTACTTACGCAGGAGCACGTAAACTAAAAGACTTGAGTAAATGTACTACTTTTGTTAGAGTAAATAATCAATATAACAAAGTATTTGAGAAC